TCTTTGTGACCGGAGAGTCGTTCCAGTGCCAACCAAATCTGCTTCTCATCCATTTCATCAAGCTCATCCAGTATCAGGACAGCAATTGGAATGGACTTCAGGTTTGAGTCACCGCGTGACCCTCTGATATAGAGGCTCACGCCACCTGCTTGTTTAAGGCCACTTGTATTTGTGTCTGTGAAAATCTCTTTCAGGTAAGGGCTGTAAGTCAAAGCAGTGTTGAAGCGTGCCTTGGCAAAGTCACCAGCATTGATAGCCGTGGGAAGGACATAGAGTACATCCTTCTTTAGCACGTCGATGGTGAAGAGAGCCCTGTTGATGGCAATCTCTGTCATTCCCATTTGTGCCGCCTTCATGGTGGTATTGAAGGTGGCTGTCGAGTCATGGATCTCCTTACACCAAGGATGATACTTGAAACTGTAGGGACCTGCTAATGGTTCCCCCATGATTCGCCTATGCTCTGCCCATCTCGCACAAGAAGATAGTGTTCGGTTCACCAATCCAGAGGCGATTCGATCTTGAAGCTCTTGCAATAAGTCCATTCATCTGGCCACCGAAAAATCTACATTGTGAGACAGTTGGAAGTTACCTACAAGAACAGAAAAGGGTTGAGCGTTTAGTGGTGTACAGATCACGTCAATAACGTCATCGGCTACTCGTAAGGATGTACATCTGCGTGTTTCAATACAGTAGCTGCCTCCTGTACCCAGTACACACTCAAGATGGAGGCTAGGAGAATGTGTGTCGGGAAGGTAGACGGTTTTCACTTAGTGACCCTCTTGAACGCTTTCTCGACAGCAGGCCAGCGCTGTTTCTCTTCGTATTCTTTCGCATAGGCTTCAGCCGCCTCGTACAGGGCGGTAGGGACGACCCATTTCTTTGGCTCTGGGGCCTCTGGGACAAACATCCAAGCAATGCCTTCATTCAGACGTTCCCATTTATCTCGCTGCCACACGAAGGTTGCGATTTTCTCATTGTTGCTACGCCTGGCAATGTATTGAAGGGCTGTATACTCATCATCAAACTCAAGATCAGGGGTACCAGTTGTAGAACCACCAATGGTCACAACATACCCGGAAGCCTTGTAACAGCCACAAGAGAAACGATGTTTAATATGTAGTGGACTAGGAACAATCATCGGACACCTTCGGAGCATCAAGGAACACTAAGAGGGATAAGAGAATCTTGAGAATAGTGGGCCAGTTGTCCATGAGCCATTCCCAGATTCTCTTCCAATCAATACCAGTAAGCAGTTTAGGGTCTTTCTTGACCCATGGAGGATTGAACTGCGGCTTCGAAAGAGTATGTCGCCATCGTGCTACGATCTCGTGGTTGTGGCTGCCTCGCACAAGCCTTGCAGCTTGCTCAGGAGTGATTTCACCTGCACGGAGTTTGATACGCACGGCTGTTCGTATTCGACGGCCGAAGCGGCGGTTTGTCATCGGTAACAATCGCATCGTATCTCCTAAGAGCCCAAGGAGGGATTCGAACCCCCGACACTATGATTACAAATCAAACGCTCTGCCTACTGAGCTACTCGGGCGTGTAATCCATGTCGTCTATCGCCAAATACAGTTTGGCAATCGCAAACATCCAGACATTTGAAAACGTGACAGAAGCCAAGTAAGGGACAAGACCCCAGTACAACATTGGAGAAGCAACCCAGAAGGATAAGCATATTGGGCAGTGAATTGGAGTCCAGTTGGGTAGTTTGTTTCGTATGGGTGCAAATAGCTTTGACTTGCTAAATAGCATTGTCAGAGAGGCGATGGCAGCCGGTTCAGCGAAGTACATGTTCGCACCAGGGAAAGGTTATGTTGTAGTCCGGGGTCTCCGGGTCTTCTGGGCTCTCCGGAGCCTCTCCAATCTTGAGAATCTTGTCAAGCGTCTGTGTTGTTTGGATACCGTAGAGGATGTGGAGGATGTCTCCACCGGGTTTATCTTTGGTGATAACGATCGCTGGAAAACTCTTAATCCATCTTGCACCTGGGACTTGTCGGACAATGACATGATACCCGTCTGCCTCCAGCGTCGGAACCAACGCTTTCTGTCTTTCACAGGCTGGGCAGTTTCTGATTGTCCAGAGGGTGAGCCAGTAATGGGTTCGTTCGGCTTTCGGGTCAACGAGATATAGTCGTTTGCCACTGAGAGGAGGGCTTTGATTTGCTTGGGCCACTGCTTTGGTTTGAGTAATAGTGTTCGCAGGGCACGGACTAATCGCCGCCATAAAGAGAACAATCGCATAGGCCGCATAACAGCCTCCAATCAAGGTCCACAGTTTATTCGACATCTTACCAAATCTCATAATCCGGAATGTCCATCCTTGGGTAACCTACATAACCGCTCAACGCATAGCTATCTCCTTGACGTAGCATGGCTTGTACCGTGCTGGCATCACACCAAAAAGAGCCGGCTGGTTGACCGTGCTGGGTTGGACCCGAGATCCAATTCCCCCAGCTATTATCGATACAAATACCCGGCCGGCTTGACTTCCGATCGAAGCCAAGGGCCAACATTGAATGGCCCCATCGGCCACGACGTCGAAGAAAACCTTGGCTGTCACGTATCCAATAGTCGCTAGTCATACCAAAGCCAATATCTGAGGATAAGGTAACGGGATAACCGTTGGCAATTGCATCACAAGCTTCTTCGAAAGTATTTACTAGTGAAATTGTTTTGACAGGGTGTAGCTTGGCTAGTGGCTCCAGGGAATCCGGGCAGCCTTCATCACCGTATTCTTTGGCCAGGACTGGATTGTAAGTTGTAAAGTCAAATCCGCCAGGATATTTCAGTCGAAGTAGCGCCCCATATTGTATGAGCCAATCAGCTGCCCAATTACCCATGCAACCGTCGCCAAATGTGACCCCGCCATAGATTTCAACCCGGCTACCACCATATAAGGGTTCCGTGGCACACTCTGCGACCCATTTCTCCGGTTTCCCGGACATGAAAATCTGTGTAGAGGTCAAAATATCAACCCCTAGAGCGAAAGAATGGCTCACACAATCACCGATCCCTTGGTCATGAGGGACCATTGGATGGCCGATCGCTTTTACCATGAATGGGTTTAACATGACAATGCGACCGACACTTGTGCCCTTGATGCGATGTGCTTGCTGACTGAGAAACGGGAATTTGTGCCGTTTGATGAACTGTTTACGACTTTCATGGTCAAAAACCCACCCAAATAGGGGGGTTCGGGTCCGTTTAGCGGCACCAGGCAAAATAAGGCCTCCGGCAGTAACTGCCATAGTCTTCAGGGCATCCCGTCGGTTCATGTTAACTCCTACGAAGTATGTGGACCAAACAATGCTTCAGGAAGTCCATAAAGAGTTCTGAGGGAATCCCGATTAGCAGTGATACCCTCCTCGACAACTAACTGGGTGGCAAACCACTCAATCAATTCTAATCGAGCACGCCGATACCAACCAATATAGTCATTGGCTGACGCAGGGACAGTCCAATCGGTACTGGCTTCACCTGCATCTGGCACAGTGCCGTCGATGATGTTCAATTCAAACAATGCTTGCTGGATATTCCGGTCAGCGTGACCGTCAGTGGTGCGAGTGACTGCACCAACTGTGCCACCAGCTAGATCAACATTTGTAGCCGTAATCAGTACAGGTACTTCAGATAGGTTGCCAGAACAGGTGAACGAACAGTTGCCATCACTTAGGCCAGCCACACCAGCTTCTGCTACCGAAATGTCACCATCGCCAACAGTTGCCGGGCTGGCGGTGTCGAGAGCAGCCTCAATTGTAGCGGCAGTGGCGTTCCAGGTGATATTAGCTGTCGTATAGGTAATTCCGTTGACAGTTGCATTGACTGAAATGGTGTAATTACCACTAGTTACTGTTCCTGTGAGAGTAGCGATATCAGTGACTTCATCGACAGCTACATTAGCAGCCGAAAGGGTGACAGCACCAATAGATGCTTGCTTTGCAACCTGTTGGTAGGCTCGGCTTTGGGCTCGTCCTACCTTGGCGGCCGGGAATGTGTAATTATCAAGAATGTTCTGGAAAATGTTTGCCATTTGTTGGCCTCCAAGGAAAAGGGTTATGTGCTGCCATGCACCTTACATTACTCAGCGTACTTCCGAAGGCCAGTGGCGATCGCGTTCCAGACTGCCTTGTGCTCTGCTGGTGTAGTTAATTCACCTCGTTTGGCCATATTGATCAGTGAAGACTGAATCTTCTTCAAAAGTGGTGTCCACTCGGTGATAGAATCGCCCAGAGCAGCCCTGTTCGCTTCCTTGGTGGCTTCGATGATGCCTTTGGGTGTCGAGAGAGGGGTAATACGCTCAGACGTCGCTTCGAAGCTCTCAGCGAGTCTCAGGGCCATATCCTTGTCAAGCTGCATGGTGTACAGCCAGTAGGGGACCCACTGTGCGAGATCCGGGGTCGTGGGCTCCTTTGGGGGACCCTTGATCGTAACTGTGTGCCGGATGACGTCCACCGTGCCACCTTTGGCCGCAGCGATGATAAAAGTGTACTCACCCGGGGCTCTGGCGCTGAAAACAGCCTTCCGGCCATCGGCGTAGGACTCAAAGTCCATGGAACCTGGCACCACGAGCCATTTAACGGAGTCCGCTTCGCTCTTTGTGAGATCGAAGCGGATTAGTTCTCCGACGCGGCCCCTTGTGGGGGCGTTGAGGATTATTCGTGCCGTTCCTTCAGCCACTTCCTCAGAAGCAGCAGATTGTACTGACGATGAAGCAGGTTCTCCAACCGATACATCCGATTGAGGCGGATTTCTAGTCGTCTGAGGCGTAGCCGGACAAACCAAAGTTGCAATGATGAAAAAAGACGCGATAGCATGGACAAAACCTTTCATAATTTCCTCTGAGACGTTGACAGGAAGTGGAAAGTGTGGTACAATTGAGTAGAAAGGAGAAATTACGATGACTGTACTTGGTGTCTTGCCCGTTTCTGGTCCACTGTGGTTTGGCTTCCTGTTGTTTGTGATATTGATCTGCGAGGAAATCGGCTATCGGTGGAATAAATTACAAAAGCCGCGAAAGCATGTCAAAAAACAAATGGCTCCAGCCATCCAGGAGCTGAGAGGCGACACCACGCGTGTTCTGTTACTCATGGTGCTGTTTCCGTTCCTCGGTGTGCTCATTTTACTGGACTGGATGGGTTTTTAGTGCATTCGTCCCAGGGTTTTGCGTAAATTGCATCGTTTCTGAGCTGTTGGTGATAGTTTCGACTTGGGCTGGGCACAATAGGCCGCTGTAGACATGCCGGCCGCTTTGGCCTGGCGTGTCAAGGCTCCTGGGTGCCGGATTGCTTTCTGAATCCATTTCTTCTTCTTCTTGGTAGCCATTATCTGCCTTTCATTTTCTCGTACAAACTATTGTGCCGCTTCGTCAGACGGTCCCAACGACTAGTGAGCCAGCGATCAAGGAGCCGAATCCGAAAGCGGAGGAACTTGAGATACATCGAAAGGAGGCGCTTTTTCACAACTTACCCTTTGTTACGTGGGGACTTAACGGAAAAGGTCTGTTTGGTGGAAACCTTGCCGCCTGTGGCCTTGCGACCAGGCGACGAGGCCTTTTTAACCGCCTGCGAGGCAACAGAACGGAGTGGCTTGAGTTTTCCGGGGACGCGTTGTGACATTTCTAAGACTCCAGGTTACTTGATCTTTTGCCCTTGGCGTAATTGACTATGCTGGATTGCGGCTCCCTGGGCGTAGGCTTTGTGGGCTGCACGCTTTCCTGTATAACATTTTCCTGACTTACCGTATTTCCAACCGGTTTTGCCACCTTTTGAACACTTTTGTACTGGCATTTGAATTCTATACGTGTTTTCCAGAGGGTGGCCCTAACTGGGCTGTGTTATCAGAGAGCTAGTTACCAGATCCGGGCCCCACTGGTCCGGGGATCACAGCAACCTGTTCACTTGATAGGCTGCGTGGTAAAGAGACGGAGAAGGACGTTCAGACCACCCTGGGCTGCCACGAGCACAGCAACCGCCTGTGGGTAATCAGCGATCAGATCACTGCCGCTCACGAGGGCGGTGATACCGGCCACCAGGGTAATTACGTTCGCCCAGACGGTCTTTGACTTGAAAATGGACTTACTCATTGTTCTGGGTTCCTATTGCTTCGATGATGCGATGTGAAATCTTGTCTACGATTTCGTCCCGACCAGGGACATCTTTCAATTCTTCCACGATGATGTTCACCAGATCCTGGGCCAGATTGAGAATACTGGCCTTGTTGAGAATGTTGCCGAGATTTGTATCCATTCGGTGGCAGGAGGTCACCAGTTTCTCGACGGTCCCGAGGTACTGATGTAAGATTCCCATTGAGGCAATGAACTCTGCCTCATTCTGCGCGAGGTTCAATCGAGTCTCAATCATGGCCCTTGTTAGCGCGATTTCTTCGCGTAGGTCTTTGATCTGATCGACTGCGTTGTGGCGAGTTACGTTATCGCTCACCAGGGTATTAGTAATCTGGTAATGCCGGAGAGCCTGGTCGGGGCTAATACGACCGTGTTTATTGCAAAACGGGCCTAGTGTAGCCTCTCGATCACACTGGCCTTCGGCCGTGACCCATTGACACCTATTTCCCATATTTCTCTCCCTACTATAATGTAGTCTATTTCAGGGTAAAAGCGGCAATAAATCCGTTAGAATCGTCACATTTGTAAAAGTAACACGAAAAGTAACAAGGTCCAGGAGCCCAGGTACTGCAAATATAGGGATTCCTGGTCACCGTGTTACTAAAGGGAGAAAGGGAGGGGTTTTCTATTCTCCCTTATATATTTCTCTCTCTCTTTTACTTTTTCTCTCCAAACTCTATGAAACTATTTCCCTTTTTCCCCTTTTCCCCATTCTGAAACCACTCACACTGCTATACAAGCGTCGGACGATGACGCGTCATGTTACTTTTCATGTTACTTTCTGGCTCTGGTCGAGGGGAAAAGTAACACGTCTCCCTCTTCTGGGGGGTTTGTTCCCCTCTGTAGAGGGGTAAAATGATGTCTTTATACATCATCTTTTGACGCGTCTCTTTTAGACGCGTCCTTACTCCTTCTGGGGGGTAAGTACCTCTATAGGGTTGTTCCCCTACCCCCTGGAAGAGGGGGTACCTGGGATTTGGAGGGAAATTGACCCTCCACTGACGCGTCAGAGTTCATATGGAAAAAACTCGGAGTGTCGAAAGGGCCCGGGACCATGTTCCCAGGATTCCTGGCACATTCGCTACAATTGGACCCACCCTCATACCCACCACCACCCACCCTCTTCATCATAACCGGTACAATCGGAATCTTCTCCACGCGGCCGCCAGCCTGCCAATTATCCGGCTTGTATGGCTTGTAGGGACCAGGGTCCCTGGAACCCATGGCTGGCCGGTTGTGCTGGTCATAACGGTTGTGTCGGCACGGGTTCCTGGCGACCTGGATCCCCCGGTTATCCGGATTGTAGGGACAGGTGGCCTGGCCCCCCAGAAGAGGGGGTTATGCTGGTTGTAGCGGTTGTAGCGCTTGTAGCGCTTGTAAGCGCGGCGCGGCCGCGCGGTTTGACCGGGATGGTTATACCGGTTGTACCGATTGTATGGGCACGGCGATCGAGTGCGGTTATGCCGGTTATGCCGGTCGCGGCGTGCTGTTCCGGGAAGTGCGGATTGTAGGGCTTGTACGGCCATGGCCGGATTGTCCTAACTGTAGTGGTGATAATGATTGGGACACATGGTGTAGTCATTATGACTACACTATTGGCACGGGGTGTAGTCATTATGACGACAATGCTATTTGGGCGGTTTTCCTTAACTGGCGCGCCGATATTACCAGTCGCGCCGTTATCGCGCTGCAGCGCTGTCGCCAGGATCCCAGGATCCCCGCTTGCCCTATGCTTCATTCTAAGGGTGGTTCAACTACCCCTAGTGGCCAACTAGGCCACTAGGGGCAACGGACGTGTCAATCGAACACTAGGGGTCTGGTCTGCCGCTGCGGTGGTCCCACAACCGGCTTACTGGCCAGTCGGTGCGCGATAGCATCGTCAACCTGCTCCAGCGCTTCGCGCTCCGCGGCGCGCTTGCGCTCCAACCATGCGTCACGCGATTGTTCGCGCTGCAGGGTATGGGCAACGTAGGCTGCATATGCTTCGTCAAGACTAAGATAGCTATTCATCGGATTCTCCCGGTTATGAGGATTGTGTAGGGGTGAGGGCTACAAGCCCGCGCCACGGTCTGGACAAGGCCACTAGATCAACATTGCTGGTCCGCGCTTGCATCGTCTCCAAAAGGTTGCGGTTGCCATGGCTTTCCCTGCCACTCAAAGCATACCCGCGCCACAGCAAAGAGCAACCGGAAAACCTTCAGAATGCGGGATGTTACGATTATTCCGGATATGCCACTCATAGCCCGAATCTCCTGTTGAACCGAATCGACCGATACAAGGCATACCAGCGTTTCCGCGCTGGAGAAGAGAACCGCCGTCGTCGTTTGCTACCGTCTGGCATTGTCACGTGCTCCGCATGGGCGGTAGGACGGCCGTGCCATCTGGTAGTCTAGCATACGCTTTCTTGCGATCTGCTGCCTACGCTTGACGCGTTCTACGTCACGCTTGGACACCTCCTGCCAGTCTACACTGTAGCCGGCGACAATAGCAACGACAAGCAAGAACCAACAAAACATAATAGTAGCTCCAGAAAAGGGTTGCGTCAGGCTTTCCCTGCCACACAACACTACACGCGCCACACCGATAATCAACCACAAAACCGCAAAGTTACGGATTGTTACGATTATTCATGCACGGCCGGATACTCGTTACCACCCGACCATGGGCGTGAGGCCCCCTAGATTCGCGTCTGCCGCGTTCCGCGCCACTCGCGTATGATAGCCCGTATCTTGTATCGGCGCAATTCTCGGCGCAAACCCTTATCGTATATAGACTTACGTCAATCGTCATAATCCCTACTCTAGTGGTGTACCAATCGACCATGAAATAGTTCATTATTTCATGGCCAATTGGCATGGTAGTTGCTACGCACAGGGCCGATTGTAACAATTATGGCGATTGTGGCGATTGTAGCGGTTATAACGATTGGCACTTTTCCAGCGTTTTTTCTAACTAACGTATACCTTGCCCTTTTCCTAAGCGCTAGCGCTAGCGCTAGCGCTAAGCGCTATAAACAGCGCTACACGTATAAGGAAAACAACCGGAACAATCGGCATAACCAGGTCGCCAGGTCGCCAGGTCGCCAGGTCGCCAGCATTCCCTACAATCAGCACAACAGGAAACCCTCGCAGAACCATTATGATCCTGCGAGGGCTCAAGGGCCGCATAATCTGTACGGCACGCCTGCTTCACAATGACATTCTTATCATCATTGTGAAGAGTGTTATCATTCGCTTAATCGTCATATTAGTATCACACGTCACACCTCCCCCTGCCGCCTTTATCCGCACAACTATCCCAACCGGTGCAGCTTGTGTGTGCTGCTACATCCGGCACAATCGTTACCACTGACGTATGTTCTATCTACTTGTTGGTTATACGGGTCCTTCTGATTGTACTGATTGTGCTGGTCACCGTCTGACCACACTGGATGCCCCCGGTTATAATGATCGTTCGGATTATAACGATCGTTCGGATTATAACGATCGTGTGGGTTATAACGATCGTGTGGGTTATTCAGGCCCCTGACCCGCGAGGGCCTAAGCGCGAACGAGAAACGTCATAATCGTTACAATCTTCAACGCGTGTCCTGATTAGACCCCTCCTCATAATCGATATAATAGTAAACACTCTTCCAAAGCTCAGCAATCGGACCAACCGCAGCCTTGACATATTCGACACCATCGGCAGTAAGGTTATTACCGATATACTCGCCAATAATCTTGCCATCATCAAGCGTGATAGCATTGACACAACTAGAACCAGCTGCACAATGGTCAGGAGTATCCGATTCGTAATCATCCCTAGAATAGTAAGGATACTCATCAGTGTCATAATCGCCATGATAGAGCTGATCTGCAATATCGTCACGACGCTCTTCAAACGTCATACCCTCCCAATTGGTATGATCCAACTGGTCGAGCAAACCGTTACGATTATACCCATCGGCAAGATCGTAACAGATGCTATCCCTGATAGCTTCGCCACAATCGTCACACCAGATATCAGCCGCATAAACGTAACACATGGTTCAGTCTCCACAATGACTACAATCAGAACAATCAGAACAATTCTTGCTATACTCGCAGCTCTTACACTCCTTACAATCGTCAACGGCGTAACATTTGTCACAATCGTTACAATCGTCACAACTCACACAGCTAACACAGCTAACACAATTCTTACAGTTAGTGCAATCGTTACATCCTTCACAACCCACACAACCCACACAATTGTTACAATCCTTGCAACTAACACAATCGGCACAATCCTTATTCATCAGTTAGTCTCCTAGATACCATATAAGGGAGATGATTGCGGGAATCGTTACCCACGCGCCAATCAGAACAGCCAGCACAACCAGTACAATGATACCAACGTATAGCATCATCACAATCCTTTCTAAGCTAGATAACCGACAAACTCCCAACGACCACTTGGCATGCGATACCAAGTAATAACCGCACGACCGACAACATGCTGATATTCGTCCAAAACATTAATGATCTTACGTCCAAAATTCCCGATAAAATCGACAAGATCGTCACGATCCAAGCAAAGATCGTAGTCTAACAGCGCACCATCAAATGCGTTTATCGCAAGACTCTTCGTTCGGTAGCAGGGGCCGCTGCTACAACCCGCAAAAGCCACACGGACCGGGTGTTTCGCCTTAATCATTTCACATCTCCCTTAGTTAGTGGTTGCAGGGGCCACTCCCCCTGCCGATACTATAGTATACCCGCGCCACACCGATAGTCAATCCCTACAATCGGATTATCGCAGACTACGATTATGCGGCTTGTAACGATCGCATCAATTCTGCCTGAAATTCTGGTTCTGACGATAATACGTCAGTCACCCATACGTCCCCTAGTTCCTGTTTGATCGTACAATAATGGTCAGACCGCTTGGTCGCTTCAGTCGGCTCAAGTGTTACATTCGTCACAACGTGACGATAGGGGTAGATCACGTTATACGACACAACCCGCAGAACCCAATCTTGTCCGTCAACCTGTACAACCGTGCCATCATACTCGACCCATTCGTTCGACATAATCGTTTCTCCCTACTAATCGGTACAATCGGCAAGAGCATTCTCGCCACTACTATAGTGTACCCTACGCAGCGTAGTAGTCAATCCCTACAATCGGACTTCCGGATATGACGATTGTAACAATTATCCGGATTGTAACGATTCCAACAATTATAGCGTTTGCTCCAGTCCCTCGTATAACTAACGTATGCCTTGCCCTTTTCCTAAGCGCTAGCGCTAGCGCTATCCGGTTAAACAGCGCTAGCGTTAGCGCTAGCGCTATATATATAGGACTAGGATAATCTGTTCACTAGGGTACAATCGTACACTATACCAACGGCCACCAGTACACTAGGGTACAATCGTACACTATATTCCCGGCAACCGGCACAAGCCCACCGGCCGGCACAGCCCTACTTGCAGGACTCTTTCTCCCGATAGGCATACTCGTCGTGGATCTTCTTTGCCCAATTATCATAAAGATCGGCGTCATCGATACAAGTGAGCAATTCGTCCACAACCATCATAATTATTTCATCCGGTAGCCACCCCATATTGCTCACAACCTCCCATAGTGGCACAGTGTGTTTGATAGTCACAGTATGGTCAAACAGGTCATCTTGCTTATTCGGCATAATCGTACCCTCTTGTTAAACGTCTCTGGCGTTGCGCCTAACGCGCTCCGCACTAAACCCTAGTCAGAATACCATAAGTAGGTCTGCGCAACAGCGTAGGGCAAGCGTAGGCTACCCTACCCTTGCCCTACGCGTAAGCGCGAACGAAAGACTCCAGAATCGTTGCACCCATACGGGCGCACCCTTATTTGACCCTCCCCTAGTCAAGACCATAAGAAGCCACAAGACTAGGCAGAACCTTATTGTCGATCCAATACTCAAACTCAGTCAGGATAGCAAGATCGTCAGAATCCTCCCAGCTCTTGAAACACGCACTAAGTGCGCGACTGACACAGACGGACAAATCGTACCAGAGTGAATAATACCACTCTTCGTCAGAAGCCCACTCACCGTCTTCATTCTGAGGACGCACACAGCCCCTAGTAAGGTTACCAGTGGAAGCAACCGCATAAAGTAGATCACCCTGACCACCATGCCAATCCTTACAAACCGCAACAAACCGATCAGGTATCTTAATCGAATCAACCATTATCATCGTCATCCTCCTAGTTATTGTTTCAATCAACCCAACCGTCTTCATCTTCCCAATACTCACTGACCATTTCATCCATACGATCGGCAGAGATAATAGCTTGCCACTGACCACCAACATTGTGATAAGTGTAAAGACAGGGATACTTGTCACAACCGCCACCCGTCAGATAAGTCTCACGACCCACACGCTCCCAACGACCAGTCTTTTCATTCTTAACCCTATGTTGGTTACGACTGACATAAGAATCAGAATTGACATCATCCAGAATATCGTCAAGACGTCCTTCATTGTGCAATGCCAATAATTCGGAATGACCGTTAATATCGACCTGTTCCTCAAGCTCGCCAATACCAAACGCTTTGAGACAAAGACCAGGGGCGCTATAAGCGGAGTATTCGTTCCAGGTGAACTCCCAATCCCAATCGGTATAACCGTCAATCTCTTCGCAGATATAATCGATCAGACTACCAACATAATCGTCAGGAACGTCAGCATGATTTTCAAGCCACTGTTTGACACGACCACCCCAATTATGCTTAGACTCACTAACGACACAATCGTAAC